TTAATATCAACAATGATTTTGGTGAATTTATAAAACCAGAAATTCTTATTGATATTGTAGAGAGTTCTGGTTTGAAACTAAAAGGAACTTATGATAAAGAAGCAGAGCAGACAGATTTTCATATTCCATACAATAATGAAGATCTTCAAGTTGTTTGTTTAGTATTTGAAAAGTGATATGAAAATTGCTCTTTGTTTTGCGGGACAACCAAGATTCATTGAAAAGATGAATTTTGATAATCTCATCCAAGATCATGAGGTTGATGTCTATGCACATTTCTGGTGGGATGAGAGTTATCGTGGGCAAATATTTGCTTGGAATAGCTCTTTGGTTTATCCAGAAAACTATGATCCAATTTTGGAATTCAAAACTAAGATGAATCCCAAAAAAATGGTTTATGAAAAGTATCTTGACTTTGACTTATCTAATTTTAAAATGGTAAGTCAAATGGAATTCTCTCTTGAAGAAGACATTGTAAGACAATCAATATATCGCCAGAAGTCGCAATGGACATCTGTTAAGAAATCGATTGATCTTGTTGAAGGTGATTATGATCTTGTTATTCGAATGAGAACTGATCTAGAATTTAGAGATAGAGTTCCTCTCGAACTTTGCAATCAAGATGGAATTTATGTGATGGACGGATCTTTACAGGCAGGTAGGGGTAGAGAATATTGTGATTGGTTCTATCTTGGACCAAAACATAGAATACAAGAGTTTGACATTCTGGAAGTATATGATGATTTCTATAAAGATGGAATTCGTCACATGCATGAACTTGTCAATCATACGTTTGCATATTTACAAATTCCTCATGCCGTAGTAGACTTAAAAGCTTGGATGTTAGATAGAAGTAAGATGGAGAAGTCGTAATGTTTACCTATGACATTTGTGTTGCTAGGTATAACGAAAACCTAGACTGGCTTGATCATTACAAAAAAGACGCAGTTGTTTACAACAAAACAACTGAGTTAAAGAATGAAGAGTTTAAAGAAGTTGTTTCTATGAATCCAATAGGACTAGAAACATATTCTTTCTTTTGTTATATTGTAGATCACTACGATAATCTACCTGATGTTGTCGCATTCATACAGGGAAGAGTAGATGATCACCTTGGTGATGTCAAAAATACTCACAGTGAAAATGATAAAAAAAATCCACTGGTATTTTTAGATTATGTTTTGAACGAAGCATATGATAAAGGTATTTCTGCTCCATTAGATGAGAATGTTTATGATCATCAAAATTGGAGATTGGCAACACCAGATGAGAGGTATAAGGTTTGTGAGTATGCTCACATGACAGATTGGTGGGTTAATTACATTGATCTTCCTTGGCCTGGACCTTCTCGATGTGCTTGGTCTCACAACTTTGCAGTTAGAAAGGATAAGATCTTACAGCACAGCAAAGAGAAGTACATTCATATTAAGAATGATCCAGAGTTTCAGCATCCATATGTAGAAGTCTCTCATTTTTGGGAGAGAATGCTTTATCCATTTTTTGCAAATAATTGGAATTAAAATGAGTTTTACAGAATCTATTAGAAATAAATTAATTGAATATAGTCTAGAAGGACTAACTGACAAAGCTGCTGGTCATTCTTATGATTTAGTTTATCCAGAACTTCTATCTAAGTATGAAAATGTAGAAGATTTTACCATGCTAGAAGTTGGTACTTGGCGTGGACACAGTATGGTAATATGGTCCGAACTATTTCCGAATGGTAAAATATACGGGAGTGATATTGACTATTCTCCTTTGGAAATTGATCCAAAGAAATATACTAATATGATTATTATTCCAGAAGGCAGCCAAGATGATCCCAGTACTTTTGAGAGTCTTCCTAAGTTTGACTTTATTATTGATGATGCCTCTCATCAAAAAGATCTGACTGTAAAGACCTTTCAAATTCTAAAATCTTATTTGAAAAAGGGTGGCACATATGTAATTGAGGATGTAAATGACTGGTCTGAACCCGGATCTTATCCCGAAAAGTTTCTATCTAATTTTACCCGAATCGATTTAAGGGAAGTTAAGGGAAGACCTGATGATGTTGTTCTAGTTTACGTGAAGGAGTAATCTTATGAAATCATTGGTAACTGGTGGCGCTGGATTTATTGGATCTAATCTTGTAGATCGTCTTATTGATATGGGACACGAAGTTGTAGTGATTGATAACGAATATTCTGATGTTCATGAACAATTCTACTGGAACGACAAAGCGCAAAATTATAAGTACGATATTCGTGACTATGAAAATACACGTTCACTCTATGATGGAGTTGACTATGTATTTCATATTGCAGCAGAGGCACGTATTCAACCTGCTATTGAAAACCCTATTGAAGCAGTCAGTATCAACTCAGTGGGAACTGTAACCGTTCTTCAATGTGCTCGTGAAGCAGGTGTTAAGCGTGTAATGTATTCATCCACATCTTCTGCTTATGGAATGAATCCATTTCCAAATGTTGAAACTCAACCTGATGATTGTCTCAATCCTTATTCGGTTTCGAAGGTGAATGGTGAAAAACTTTGCAAGATGTATACAGACTTGTTTGGTCTTCCTACTATTTGTTTTAGATATTTTAATGTGTATGGTGAACGCCAACCACTTAGAGGGCAGTATGCACCAGTAATTGGAATCTTTCTTCGTCAGAAAGCAGCAGGTGAACCTCTAACTATCGTTGGTGATGGAGAGCAGCGTAGAGACTTTACTCATGTTTCTGACGTTGTAAATGCAAACGTCATGGTTGCTATTTCTAATCCAGACTCGGATGCATTTGGTCAGATTTATAATGTTGGTACTGGTAAAAATCATTCCGTAAATGAGATTGCAAAACAGATCTCTGACAACATTGTAAATATTCCACCAAGGATTGGTGAATCCAGAGTAACTCTTGCCAATAATGAAAAGTTGAGAAAAACTTTTGGGTGGAGTCCAACTGTAACACTTGAAGACTGGATTGGTAAAAATCTATGACCAAAACTTTTGCTGCATATCATCAGTGCTATAAGAATAAAAAAGCAACAGAATTCGCTATTTCCGAATTCCGAACACACAATCCAGATGTACCTTATTATTTGATTTCTGATAATGGAGATGATTTTTCAGATTTAGCAGAAAAATACAATTGTCATTATGTTTTTGATGAAGTTAATACGGGAATGAATTATCTTCTACTAGAACATGCTAAGGTTCTTTATGAAAGATTAGTTGATTGTTTTAATGTTTTCGGAACTGACTATGTTCTTTTGATGGAGGATGATGTTCTTTGTAGGGGAAAAATTAATATTAAAGATGACTTTAATCTTGCAATGTCTTATGTTCCAGGAAACAAAGTCTATCTTTATGATAAAATAGTTGAGAAGTATAATTCAAATCCAAATGTAGATTGGTATGGCGCAACTGGTGGTTCTATTTTAAACAAAAACTTATTTACTATTGAAGAAAATATTAGTAAAGTAAATCAATTTATTGAAGAAGATTATGATCCAGTGATGGGTTCAATGGATCAATTTATTACTACTCTTTATTTGGTTTGTGGTTATGATTGTTCTGTGAATAATCTACTTGGCGAAACTCATAGAACACCAAATTGGCAACAAAGCGATCTGCCTCTCATCCATTGTTACAAGGACATGTACTGATGAAAATTATTGTTTGGGGTTATCCCCTGTACTCTCATACTCACTCCTATATTCATGCAGCTTTTTATAAAGCATTTACTCATCTTGGATATGAAACATATTGGTTTCATGATGGTGAGTATCCTGATAACTTTGATTGGAATGACTGCGTTTTTTGGACGGAAGGATTTGCTGATAAAAATATTCCACTGAATAAAACAAGCACATACTTTGTTCATGTATGCCCAGATCCAGCAAAGTATATTAATAGCGGTGTCAAGAAGTTTGTTGATGTTAGATATAATCATTTGTGGCACAAAGATCATGTTTATGATTATTCTCTTGATAAAGAGAGGGTTACCAAAGTTGGTCCTTGCTGCTATCTTCAAGAAAAGAAAAATCGTAGAGTCCAAGTTTTAAATGATTATCATCAATATTGGATTGAAGATTATGATAAGTTTTATGTAACTTGGGCAACCAATTATCTACCAGAAGAATTTAATTTTGAAGATATTAATTGTCCAAGAGAAGATAAAATTTATTTTAGTGGAAATATTTCAGCGCATGGTAGATGTGAAAATTACAGCACCTTTAAACCATTCATTGACGAATGCAATAAGAATGGTGTAGAATTTATTCATAATGACCCATTTTCCAATCCTCTAAGTGAGAGTGAAGTTATTTTGAGAACTAAGAAATCAATTCTTGGTGTTGATATTCGTGGTCCAGAGCATATTAAAAATGGATATGTTCCTTGTAGAGTTTTCAAATCTATTAGTTGGGGACACTTGGGGACTACAAATTCATATGAGGTCTTTAAAGAACTTGAAGGTCATTGCATATATTCTCCCGATACTGGATTGATGTTTCATGATGCCATGGATAAGCGTTTAGATCATGACTACATAAGAAAGTCTATGATGTATGTTCAAGAGAATCACACTTATGTGAATCGTATTAAGTCTATTATGAGTGTTTTATGAAGGAAGTCACAATTGTATCCTCTCTTTTTAATATCGAAAGGGAGGAAATGGATGGTAGATCTTGGGATGAATATTTGAAATGGTTTGAGTTAACTCTCAAACTTAAATGTCCAATGGTTCTTTTTGTAACGGAAGATCTTGTTCCTTTTATTGAAGAAAGGAGAAGCAATATCCCAACAGAAATTATTGTACAAACAGCAGACCAAATTCCATATTATCATCTTAAACAATCCCTGGATTCTATTATCGAATCTGATGAGTATAAAAATAAAATCTCTGATCCAAATAGAATCGAGTGTAAGCACTCAATGTATTCTATTATTCAATATTCTAAGTTCGAGTGGTTGAAAACTGCTATTGATGAAAACCCATTTAATAGTAAATTTTTCTTCTGGCTCGATGCTGGCGGATCCAGATTTTTTGAAGGTTATAATCTAGATCTTGATTACCCAAGTTCAAATGCAGTAGAAGCACTACAAGGCATGGGTGAAAAATTCCTCATTCAAATGAACATGGAATTTTATAAAGATCTTGCAAATGCAGTAACCCTTCCAGAAAGTTATCTTTTGGACAATAGATCTTATGTTCTTGGATCTATGTTTGGTGGGACGGTAAAATCTATTCTTAAAGTTGGGCAAGATGTTGATGACGTTCTTCTAAACAAAATGATACTAAATCAGTTTGTAAATAATGAACAAATTGCACTTGGTTATTTGGTTAAAAAGAATCCAAATGATTATGAGATTTATGAAAGACATGATGGCAAGCATATGTCTTTGTTTACGGAGTTGGGTAAGATATGAAAATTACATTAGTCGGTCCTGGAATCATGCCAATTCCTCCAACTGGTTGGGGCGCAGTTGAGATCTTAGTGTGGGATACTAAGTGTGCTCTTGAAGAACTTGGGCATGAAGTTCAGATTGTCAACACTCAAAATCCATCACAAATTATTTCTGAGATTAATAATTTCAAACCGGATTTTGTTCATGTTCATTATGATGACTTTATTGGAGTATATTCTTATATTCAATATCCCAAAGCAATTACAAGTCACTTTGGTTATCTAGAAAGACCTGAAATGTTTGGAGGATATGCAAATATTGCTAATGCTTTTGCTCAGATTAGACCAAATGTTTTTTGTTTGTCTGATGGAATTAAGAATGTTTATAAAGTCTTAATGAATATTCCTGAGGATAAACTTTATCTAACTCCAAATGGTGTTAATAATTCTCTTTTCAGGTATACTAATGAACCAAAATTTAGTGATCGTTCAATTTACCTAGCAAAAATTGATTATAGAAAGCGTCAATTTATGTTCCAAGGAATTTCTAGCTTATGGTTTGCTGGTAATAATGTTGATCAAAGATTTAATACAAATGGAAATTATTTGGGTGAATGGGATAAACCAACTCTTTATAATGAACTGACTGATTATGGTAATCTTGTTCTTCTTTCGGATGGAGAAGCACATCCATTAGTTTGCATGGAAGCACTTTCTGCCGGTTTAGGTGTAGTTGTATGTGAGTGGGGTAAAGCAAATCTTGACGAATTCAAAGATTTTATTACAATCATTCCCGAAAACAGAATTAATGATATAGAATATGTTGAAAGGAAAATTATTGAAAATCGAAACTACTCTATACAAAATAGAAAAGAAATACTAGAATATTCAAAACAGTTTAACTGGACTGAAATTTTAAAAACTCATTATCTACCAAGTATTGAATCTATTATCAATGGACAAAAATAAATCAACATATAAACTTGCAAATATTGGTCCCATTTATTATTTGAATCTTGATGGGCAACTTGATAGAAAGCAATACATGGAAGATCAGTTTAAGTATTGGGAAGTTGAGAATTATACTCGCATCTCTGCTTATGATGGTCGTGAAGATGATCTGAGTGACATCATCAAAGGAAAATATCCTGATATGATGACTTCGGGCGAAATTGGGTGTGTTACTTCACATCTTAAAGCAATTAAGCATTGGTATGAAACTTCCGACAGTCCGTATGCAATTATTATGGAGGATGATTGTAGCTTAGATCCAGTTCATTATTGGAACTTTACTTGGCAAGACTTTTACTCCCAAATACCATATGATTGGGATGTTGTTCAGATTGCAATTATTTGTACTGGTGACATTCATGTTAAACTTCATAAAAGATTTGTTAATGATTTTTCTACTGCGTGTTACTTAATTAATCGCCACCATGCAGAAAAATTGTTAAAGTTTCATATTAAAGATAATAAGTATCGTTTAGATAATGGAGTCAAGCCTAGACCAGTTGCTGATGATTTGATTTATAATTCTGGGAATACATATTCAATTCCAATTCTTCTTTATCAAATTGAATTGGGATCTTCTATACATCCAGATCATATTGATGCTTTTCATAGAGGTAATCATGCAGCTCAGGCAAATTATTGGCAACAAAATGGAGCTAATGTGGATATTCGAGAGTATATGAATTATGATCCTTATCTTAGTCGGATAACCGAACCGAGTCATCCACAAGGGGCTTGACGTGATCCCAGGTTTGTGTTACAATAAATACATTCAGGTGATGAGACCTCAATTACTCGTTGACTCACTGAACACGGAGTTTGTCGAAACTCCTTCCATCCGCAGGTATTACTCTGCGAGAAACTTAGAGGTATAATTATGTTTAAATCCGCAATCGCAGCTGTTGCTGCAACTCCTTTCCTTGCTTCGGCTGCATTTGCTGGCCCTTATGTTGAAAGCAAGACTACTGGTGCTCTTTCTGATGGCACCTACAAAGGTTCCCAAACTGAACTTCGTGTTGGTTATGAAGAGAAAGTTGCTCCTAATGTAACTGTCTTTGGTGAAATCGGTCCTGGTTATGAGTGGACCAAAGGTGCAACCACCACCACTGGTGAAACCGTTGCCGTTGGTGAAGTTGGTGTAAAAGTGAAAGCATCCGAACGTGTTAGCGTCAATGCTAAAATTTCTGGTGAGTATGGTAACACTAGCGAAGTCTTTGACCTTGGTGGTGAACTAAAAGTTCGTTACTCGTTCTGATAACTCACTCATAAGGTAATAGATGGGGGTTGACAAACAACCCCTTTTTTAGTATTATACATATTGAGTTGGGAGGTAATATGTCTCTTTTATCTCAGCGGGATCGGCAACTTGCTATTACCGCTATTAATCACTACATTGATTTCCTTTCTAGTGAAGTTGAGTTTCTAGAAAAAGAAGATATGTTAGATGATCCTGATTATCAAGAATATAAATCAGAACTAACTGAATCATATGCTTTGGTAAATTGGGTCAAATTAGAATACCAGAAGAATGAAAATTAATTTGCGGGAATCCTGACAAAATAAGTATAAATGACTACAAGGGGTGCTTGACACCCCTTTCTTTTTCCTATATAATTGTGTAATAGTTCTTTACAAAACTACAATGACTGTAACAACTAATGAGCGTGGTCAACAAAACATGTGGGCAACAGAGCCTACCATGTATTACGAAAACTACGGTATGGATTCCCCCAATCAAGTAAAGGAGAAAGTTAATGGACGCTGGGCTATGGTCGGTATTATTGCTGGGTTCATTTCTTATGCTCTCACTGACAAGTTCTTCTTCGGAATCTTCTGAAGATCTACAACCAATCAAACAAGAGGTTACTGATGACTGAAACAATTTTTACCATCACCACGGTTGCATTTTTTGCAATCCTGGGTTATGCTGTAGATCAACTCTCTGAGACTTATTGATGATTGGCAATCTTGAACCAGAGGAAAGAGTGATGTCACCCAGACCCATTCACACCTCTGATATGCTTGGACAATTTGCTCTTGCTCTTCAAAACCTTGGATGGGATGTTAACGATGAACTCTCTGTAGAAATCGGTGGTACAGCAGTAACAGGAACTGCTACTCATCCAGATGCTAATCCCAAGTGGGCAAAACCATGTGGAACTGTGACTTATCAGAACGATGCTTTCATCGTTATCAAAAACAAGACCAGAAGCCCGATGGTTTTTTCCCAACCTAATCCTGAACTCAAACAACAACACCCCTATCAAGGAGAAACAAAATGAAATTCGGATTTACCCCTGAGGCAGAAGTCCTCAACTCACGCCTTGCAATGCTTGGATTCGTTGCGGCGGTCGTATCTTATTCCCTGACTGGTCAGGTGATTCCTGGCGTATGGTGATGGAGGTTAAGATGCGTAAGGAAGGATATCAAGTACCTCAGGTAAAATTTTTATTCCGTGAGTCCGGTGAGTTTGTAACACATACCTCTGCTGAACTTTTTGATGGCAAGCGTGTGGTTATTTTCAGTCTACCTGGTGCATTCACTCCTACTTGTTCTGCTTACCAGTTGCCTGGATTTGAAGAGAAGTGCGAAGAGTTTATTGCTCTCGGTATTGATGCTATTTACTGCATTTCTGTTAATGATGCGTTTGTGATGAATGCCTGGGCCCAGGACCAGAACATTGAGAAAGTCAAATTCATTCCAGACGGTAATGCATATTTCACACGTTCTATGGGTATGCTTGTCAGCAAGTCTAACCTTGGTTTCGGTGATCGCTCTTGGCGTTATGCTATGGTCGTGGATAACGGAGTCATCGAAAAACTATTCGTTGAGGATGGGCAACGGGACAATGCCGACACAGACCCCTACGAAGCGACTACTCCGGAGAATGTATTGAGTTATGTGGCGGCAAATGTGAAAGTTGGTGCCACTGTTTGAAGATAATCAAAGCGCCCAAAAGGGCGTTTTTTTTATAAATACTCCAGTGTTTAGAGTAATATCCAATGACCCTAGATCTTCATAACTTTTTTAAATTTTATGATGATGGTAATGCGAATCATGTAGCAGCAGTACAGTGGTTAGAGGATAACCTTCCTGCTCAATTCCTAGATGACGCAGAGACTGATTGGATTGGAATCTTTAGAACTAAACCCCCCACACCAGAAGTCCTCGCAGTTCCTTACTTTAACCAAGTAGATAATTACAGAGATGCACATAGAACTTGCAATAGTTCGTCATGTGCAATGTGTCTTGCTTTCCTCAAGCCAGGGAGCATCAAAGGCGATGATGAGTATGTCAAGAAAGTATTTGCGATTGGCGACACGACTGACCATGCGGTACAGACGAAAGTTCTGGCAGGTTATGGAGTTAAGTCACACTTTAGTTACAATCTTTCTTTTGCTGATGTTGATAAAAGTCTCGATGCTGGGAAACCTGTTGTTATTGGTATCCTTCACAGGGGTTCTCTTTCTGCACCTACTGGTGGGCATATGTGTGTTGTGATTGGTAAGACACCAGATGGTAAAGGATATTTTGTAAATGATCCATATGGTTCTCTCAATGATAACTATACTGGTCCTGTGACTAACGGTAAGAAAACAACTTACACCAAAGCAGTTCTCAAGCACCGTTGGTGTCCAGGAGGCAACGATGGATGGGGCAGAATCTTCGACTAGATTTAAAGCAAAGATGCTTAAAGTGATTAAAGAACTTACAAATAATGGTAGGCACGTAGAAGCAAACGAACTTTATCAACGGTATTTCGGAGACAACAATGGCAAGAATCGATCTACATAACTTCTTCAAGTTTTATGACGAGAAGAACCCCAATCACGTCAAAGCAGTACAGTGGTTGGAAGATAATCTCCCAGTCAAGTATCTAGAAGATAATATTGATTGGGCGGAGATCTATCGCGGAAAAAAGACTAGTGCTGCACCAGCATCCACACCCGCTGCTGCAGCTCCTGTAACAGGTGGTGATGATGTCCCACAAATGGGAATTAAACTAATCAAAGAGTTTGAAGGATGTCATCTTAAGGCATATCCTGATCCTCTGACTGGTGGACTTCCAATTACTATTGGTTGGGGTTCAACTCGCAAAAAAGATGGGTCACACTTTAAGATGGGTGATACATTAACACAGGCAGAAGCGGATGCACTTCTTATTGAGCAGTGCAAGAATGAGTTTCTTCCTGCACTTCGTAAAGTACCACATTGGAATGAGATGTCAGATGGAAAAAGAGGAGCTCTTCTCAGCTTTGCTTATAATCTTGGTGCTGGTTTCTACGGTGGTGCTAACTTTAATACTATTACTAAACGCTTGAAGAATAAAGAATGGGACATGGTTCCTGATGCGCTATTCCTCTATCGTAATCCTGGTTCTAATGTAGAAGCAGGTCTTGCTCGTAGAAGAAAAGCAGAAGGTGAAGCTTGGAAAAAAAGTTAACCTCACAATAAAAAACAATGGACAAGAAAAAGGAAAATGCTATGGGACAATTAATTCGTATATGTATCCTGAGTTGGTCTGCTGCTCTTCTCACCGCTAGCTATTCAGGTATGCTATCCAAAATGGATCCGACCTTTATTGCTACTGTGTTTACAGCATCTGCTGCTACGTTCGGTATCAACACCATGAAGAAAGGTGATGATGAAGAACCCAAAGCACCAGAAGCACGTAGGGAAGAGTTTGTAGTCGCACCTCCAGAACCACCAGCACCAGAAGTAACTCTTGAAGAAAGAGTTGAAGCTCTGGAAGAAGGACAAGTCCAACCTCGTACAGGAGCATAATGGCTAAGTCCGCAAATAAGGGCAAAAAAGGTTCAACAGGAGGTCAAAAGAACTCCAAACAGAATCAGGGTAATGCTACTGCTAAGAAAGCAAAGAATGGTGGTAAGAAAAAATGATCCCTGCGCTTCTTGCATCTTTATTAGCAACTCCACTTGGTTGGGGGGTTGTTGATGGCACACAATATAAGTGTGATCGGATGCAAGTATACAGCACAGAAACCGATACAAAGTGGGTGGTTTGTGCTGATAAAATCTATGAGTATAAGGTGATTGATGGTAAAAGACAACCACCTGTTGAGCGCACTATTAAAAGGTAATGGACTTTTTATTATTCTTGACACCAATCAATCAAGCAATCGTTAATGATTTAATCAAAGCAAAGTTTCGGATGCAGGAGAATGCACCGATCTGTGATGTAAATCCAAGATACTTTGGATTTTTACATAAAGATAAAAGATTGATTGTCTGCACGAAAAATATTCTTGTTGGTGAAGATAATCCCAGAGATTGGATTAATCAAACCGTTACACATGAATCTGTTCATGCAGTTCAGAATTGTAAAGGTGGACCTCTTGGATACAAGAAAGAAAATATGCCCTTACCAATTTTTAAATTAAAGTATCTCGTTGCCTCTTCGTCAATCTCAGGTAAAGTGGAACAAGATAGATTTC